GGTACTTTTTTTGTGGTGAACGTGATGCGAATAAATATAACGGTGTTTAGTTTCGCTCCATAAAATAGGAAATTCAGTCGCTAACAATAAAGGTAAGTGTTCGATTTTTGCTCCGTCACCGTGTGTAGTTCCAATAAGGTTGTTTCCATACTTAAACGCTTTTCTGTGTAGCAAATTAACGTTAAAATTGATTGTACTATTAGCAAAATGCGCTTCGATTAATTGCATTAAGAAAAAGCCGTGTGTTAAATCGTGGTTGCTTGGATTGTAAACAACTTCGACTTCTGCAAAACTTATTAATTTTTCTAACAAATCAATATAAAGGTTCTTTGCCATTATAAAATTGTCGTACCACATTCCGTCCGTGTCTTGTGGTGTTCCTGCATTTGTGGTTCGCTTGTTATTATCGGTGTGTAAAATGTCGTTTCCTGCAACAAATAAAACTTTGTCAATGTTAAACCCTTTCGCCTTGTCTAAAATGCCTTGCATTCCGTCTTTTGCACGTTTAACCGCTATTTGACTGTTATAGTCTTCGCCTGTTTCAAATGCTGTTGCAAGTTTTCCAATATGTAAGTCTGCTATATCAATTACTAATAAATGCGTGTCTTCGCTTTTTATTGTTTCTATTGCGTGGTATTTCGGAGCGTATAACTTTACTTCTTTAATACATTCGTCTTTTATTTGTTGAATAGCGTTTAGTTCTTCAGCTTTAAAGTTTGGGTTCTTAAAGAATAAACTTGCTTGTTTGGTTTTTAGCCAACCGTGTTTTACGTCTTTGTCATCTACTCCAGCTTCATCGGTTGCTTCTTTTATGCCACGATACTGCATTAAAATTTCAATCTCGTCTTGTTTAAGTCGAAACCTTGCGCTGTTATTTTTCATAAAAAATTTAGATTAATGATTTTTTCGCGTACTTCCATAACCACGAAAGTAGTAAACCTATTCCAACACCCACAAAAAGAAGGTTTAAATTGCCTTTTGGACGGTTGCTTTTTGCTTCAATTTTTGCCTTTTGTCCTTCAGTTTTTGCCTTTGCTTTTTCAACTATCCGGTCTTTGTAAATAGTCTTTAACTGAATTTTATATTTGTATTTGATTTCGGTTCTAACTTCCCATTTTGTTTTAGGAATATAAATATTCTTGTAAACTATAACGGTGTCTTTGGTAGTAAAAAATTTTTCCCAAACTATTGTGTCGTTTACTATGTATGGAATACTATCTAAAGTAGTAATACGAATTGTGTCGCTCGTGTTTTCGCACTTGTAACCTTTTTTAATTGCTTTGTTCAGGTGATATTGTGCCGAACACGAATAAAGAAAAAGACTAATAAGAAGAATATTTAGTTTTGCCATTTTGCTTGTATGCTTTTAAAACTTGTTTTCTGTTTCTACCTTTTTTATAACTAACGTGAACCCAAGACGGATTTTCATCGTTTCCAAACTCCCAAATTAATTGGTCGAACTCTAATTTATCTTTTATAAAATGAAACCCTTTTGCGTTTATTTTAATATCCATTGCTTCAGCTTTACAATGTTGGCTTGATAAACTCCCTTTTATCATTTTATTCAATTGTGGTGAACGGTAGCCAGAACTAATTTTTATCGGTATGTTTAAGTGAATTCTTAACGGTTCAAATACATTTTCACACAAAAGTTTAGCGCTTTCAATTTGTGACAAACTCATTTTATTATTTATTCCGTATGTTGTTGCAGTAGGTGAATTTTCAAACTCTGCAAGTGTAACGTGTAAGCTTAAATTCATTTTAATTTATTTATATCGTTTTTAATATCAATAGCACGTGTAAAAAGAAGTTTAGCCGACTGCCATAAATTTACACCTTTGACAATGCGCCAGTTCTCCGAAATAGACATTATTTCTATTGAAGCAAGTACCAACGCTAAAACTTTTGTAAGCATTAAAGGAACGGAAAACACGGTTAAAATTATATCGTTTAATATAAAATAGTCTATTAAAAAAAATAAAATAACACACAACTCATAAAGTAAAATTTTAGAAATTATTGCTGAAAGTTTACGTGATGTTATTTCTTGTTTTAGGTGTTTAGCTTTCCAAATTCCTGTAGCTGTGTCTGCTAAAATCAAAGTAAATAAAAGTCCAAGTATTCCAGCTATTGGTAAAAAAAACGAAAAAATAATAGTTATAAGTTTCAATGCTGAATTTTTAATTGTGTAAAGTAATAAATATAATTGTAGTTTCATAATTCTTCTAATGCTTCAGTTAAACTGAAAGTTAAGTATAAAAATAAAGTAACACCCGCTAAATTAATGTAGGGTTCTGTGCCTTGAAACATTAAAGAAAACGAAGTTAAAAAACCCGCAATAAAATATAAACTTGCTAAATAATTAGATTTCATTTTCTTCCGTATAATCTACATTAAACTCATTCTTTAATTTATCTACAAACTCTTGCTTGTCTTCAGTTATAAATGTATTTTCAAGTCCTGTTGCTAAAAATTGGTCTTCTATTAATTTATTATAATAAAAAATTACTTTGTCGTTGTTGTAAACTATATAGTATTTCATATTAAAGTCCCCCGTCTGTTATTGTCCATAATGCTGTACCTGTTAAATAATTTCTGCCTGCAGTTCCTGCTGCTGAATATTTTGCAGTACCAAATGTTATAGTTCTACTTGATTGTACTGTTACCCATCCATTATAGATAGCATCTAAGTTGGTAGTAGAGAAAGTTGCAGGAGTTTTGGTAGACATAAAGTTTGAAAAGTTTGTAACTAATGCTACATTTAAAGCTCCTAAATTTTGGTTAAATGCTGTTGCACTACTAAACATAGAACTCATATTTGTAACTGCAACTGTGTTGAATGATAAAGGCTGATTAAAGTTAGTAGCAAATTGAAACATAGAACTCATATTTGTAACTGCTGATGTATTCCAACTTCCAATATTTTGATTGAAATTAGTAGCACTACTAAACATACTACTCATATTAGTAACTGCTGCTGTGTTCCAAGAACTTATGTTTTGGTTAAAGTTAGTAGCACTATTAAACATATTACTCATAGTTGTAACTGCTACTGTATTCCAACTTCCAATGTTTTGATTAAATGCTGTTGCAGAAGCAAACATACTACTCATAGTTGTAACTGCTCCTGTATTCCAAGAGCCTATGTTTTGATTAAATACAGTTGCACTACTAAACATAGATGCCATTGTTGTGACTGCACCTGTATTCCAACTACCTATGCTTGAACTACCCCCATTGTTAAATGCAGATGCACTACTAAGCATAAAACTCATATTAGTAACTGCACTAACATTCCAACTTCCAATATTATTATTAAAGTTTGTGCAATCCCTAAATGTAAATGATAAATCAGTAGTGGTTATTGTAGGAGCATCTGTTGCGTTACAAGTTAAATTTGTGCAAGCCCTAAAAGCAGTAGCAGTAGTAATATTTAATATTCCCCAACTTGCAATATTTAATATCTTTAACTTATCTCCTGCATTAGCAAACTGCCAACCTGGCAATGTTCCTGTAATACTTATAGAGTAAGTTCCTAAACTTGCATAGGTATGAGTAACAGCAGCATCTAAATAATTTGTTATTGTACTTGTTGTTGCATCACCCCAATCTACTACAATATTTAATCCTGTTGATGTAGTTAAAGGTAATTTGAACTGTGTTGCTGTACTTGAACCTGTACTTGTGTTATTAGTATTTGCTGTAAAAGCAAATGGTGTTGAAGTTGCTATAATTATATTACTTGTTGCAGCTGTTGAACCTACTGCATTTGTAGCTGTTACTTGGCAAGTTATATTTTGTGATAAATCAGCCGACACTAAAGTATATGTACTTAATGTTTCTCCAAATATTTGTACTATACCACGATACCATTGATATGCAAAACTTGTTGGTGAACCGCTCCAAGTTCCGTCCGTTGTAGTTAAAACACTACCTACAGTTGTAGAACCTGAAATTACAGGAGCTACAGTATTAACAGGCGGCGTTGCTGTTGTTCCAATAATATCTGTACGCCCTGCGTCACTTACTGCGTAAACTGAACCCCAACCAATAGCGTTGGTTGCTCCTTTTCCCCAACCTATTGTATTGTTAGCCGCTCCGTCACCCCAACCGTTACTATTTGCCATTTTCTAATTTCTTTAAATAAGTTTTTAACTTAACTATGTTGACTTCTTTTGGTTTGTATGTTTTTAAATGTACCATCCTGTATAATTATTGTTTGTGTCAGGAAACATATCGCTATTTGAATTTGTTGAGTATTCAGGAAACAAATTATTATTATTACTTATGTAGTCAATAAAACGTTGTGTGTAGTGTTGTGCTATTTGTGTTTCCTTTTCAATTAAGAAATCTATTTCGCTTTTTTCTACGCTCGTGCTATTTTCGGAATTGTGTTTGTAAACTCCTTTGTTTGAAATCGTGTAAGCTGCAAACGGCAAATAATACTTCATTGCTAAATGAATAAGCATTGGCTTCAAATAAGTCGTTGTAAGCGTTAAATAATTACCTGTTAACGTACTTGCTAATATGTCCGCTTTTATCTTGTTTAATAGCTTTGTACCCGTAAAATTTTGCAAGTCTGTATCTTGTGCAATCTTAATATATTGTATAAAATTGTCCGTATCTACATTTCCGTTTAACGAAGTAAATTTAACTATGTCTTGTCTTGTTATTAAAAGTGCTTCTGCCATTATTGAAAACGTTTGTTAGAAGGTAAAAAACCGTGTGTGTTTGGTATGTCAATTGGACGTGTTGCAACTAAACTTGGATTAGTAACTACATAACCGAATTTAGCGGCTTTTGCTTGTGCTAATTTTTTTGTGTTTGCGGTTATGTTTAATCCTGTTCCTTCAAATACTGCATAAACTTGTTTGTTCCAACGGTGATGACAATTTCCACCGCCCTTATATAACCAAATAGAATAGTAGTCTGTTCCTTTTGGTCCCCAACCTGCGTTTACAACTTGTGTACTCATATTTAAAATATCTTCTTTACGGTAAATCTTGTTTGCTGTAACCATTTGTGTACAAAATTCACGTCTGTTATCTGTTGTTTCTCCTTCGTATTTATAACGAACAACAAACTTTACTCCGTCAATAGTTTTGTCTTGTCTACTTGTTATGTTTGGTCTTGCGTCTCCTGTAGAAACCAAGTTAACAACCTTACTTAATAAACTTTGTTTTGGTTCTTTACTTAATAACTCGTTTTCGTCATCGTCTGTATCGTAGTCAACTTCTTTTTGGTCTATTAATAACCAATTGTCTTGTGGTTCTTCGCCTAAATCAATCAATGGGTTTGTATGTGCGCTTAATTCTGTTCCTGTTTCTTCAGCAACTTGTTCTGCGTTCTGCGTGTTTTCCAAGTCTGTAAATTCTAAAGGTTGTAAAGTCTTAAAGAATAACTTTAAAGCAACCCCGTTGTAAGCTAAAATACTATCAAACGCGTCTAATATTTCTTCTTGGAATGGTCGTATAACCATATTGTCAAAAAGTATACTTGAATTTTTAAGTTCTTCTGCGTTACTTGAAAATCCGTTTGTTGAAGCAACACCAAATAATAACGGACTTGTAATATTGTGTCCTAACATTATTTTGCGTAAACATTCTTCGCTTAAATAAGTGTAGTGTTCTGGCGCGTCATTTAACGGAATGTCTTCAACTGTTGTTTTACTTTCAGCGTTGTTGTTAAAAGCTACAATTACTTTTTGTCCGCGACTTCCTGTAAGTTTGTCAAGTACCTTATTTGAAATTATATTTTGTTGTTCGTCTGTTGGAACACCGTTATTAAAATTTACAACTTTAGTTCCGCTAAATCCGTTTTGTACTTCGTTAATTAAATAGTCTGCAATTTCTTCTTCCAATAGGCAATATGGTAGACAACCTGCATAGTCGCTGTATGAATAATATTTCATCCCAACTGAATAAGGTTTAGAAAATAATATTTCTATTTTTTCTTTGCCATAACCAAAAGCGTTAAATCTAATCGGTGCGAATTTTTTAGTATCGTCCCAATTGTCGCTGTAGTAGTAACCTGTTATTTGTCCGTCTTTATCGCATTTTTCAGCTCGTAATAAATTAACAGGAATATGATAAGCTTTTAATATTTTGTCGTGTTTGTCGTTGTAGTGTACTTGAATAGCAAATTGCCCAAACATTTTTCTGTCCAGAACCATTTTTCGTACGTCTTCTTTGTGAAATAAAGACATCATTTGTGCGTACTCATTCGGCTTTTTATTAGCGTCAAGTGCTGAAAGTCCTTTTCCGTAAATTAATCGCGCTACGTTGTTTATAATAGCGTTATTCGTTGTTGAATTAGAATATCGTTCAATTAAGAATTGAAAGTATTGGTCGCCGTCTTCAGTTAAAAAGTCAACCCAATTTTCTCGGTTTGTTTCCGATACTACAGGTGACGTGTAAGCTGACAAATTAAGTACGTGTAAGTTATTCATAAACTATAAAATCGTTAGTTGTGGAATTAGAAACATACTGATTATTGTTAACAGAAAATGTAACTAAAGGTTGTGCTGTGCAAAATATTCTATCCTTGTAAATTATGTCGTTACTTGAATTTTTTAATTCTAAAGTATAAAAATGTCCTTCTATTAAAGCGTAAGTATGTTGTATTGAATTTACATAATCGCCTACTGAATAAAAATGATTAATAGTTGAAACAGGCGTGTTTGTTTGTTCGTCTGTTGTAACCATTGTTAAAGGTTGTTCGCTTACTCCTTGCCCTAAAACTCGCGGAACGTAATAAAAGGTTTGCGCACTTCCTGAAGGTGTTAATACTATCATATTAGTATAATTAAATATTCGTGTTTTTGTTCTTTTTTCAAGACAAAAAAAAAGCCGAACTTACGAACGGCTTTAAAAATAATTTTTTTAAATTTAGTTGTAGTCAACTGTTGCTCCTGTGAAACAGCTACTAACTAATAAAGCGTCTGTGTACGTTGAAGCAACCGACAAGTGATTTGCAGGAGTTGCTTCTTGTCCTACAAGTGTCATTGTGTAACCGTTTAAGTCACCCATTTGAACACCATTTGAAATTAGTCCTGTAGTTACATCCATACCGTTATTAAGTCCTGCTAAAAAGAAATTGTTAGCGTTTGTCTTAATTACAACGTGTGGACGACCCCAAGCTAATAATTTCATTTGTTTTGTAGTTACTGCGTCTAAACCTTTAATTGTAAAAGTTAAAGTTTGCTCTACAAATGTAGTTCCGTTTTCCCTTGAACTTGTAACTGTTTGCTCAAAAGAATTTGCACCTTTCAAATCGTATTTAAAAAGTGTAAACGCTCCCGCTACTGTGTCAATTTGGTCTTCAAAGTCTGTTGAAGTATCAAAAGTAATTGTACCCATTCCACCGTAGTTAATAAAGTAAATTGACTTTATACCGCCAACGAACTCTTTGCATTGCTCTGCACGTCCGTGCGTTAATAAACAATTTGACATTTTGTTTTGTTTTTAATTGTGAATAAAATAAAGCGCAGTTGCCTACGCTTTTTATTTAATGTTATACTCCGTAAAGTACTACGTCTGAACCGATACCGTATTGAATACCCGCGTTGTAACGTAAAATAACTCTTACATTTGCACTTCCGTCAATATCCGCCATATCAATAGTTTTCACAAGTGAATTGTCATTTAACAGTCCGCATCCAAAATAAAGGTTGTCTACAGTTGTTGCAATCATATTGTTTGCTCCAAGTCCGTTAGCCATAAAAATTGGAATACCGTCGTAAGATAAACTTCCGTTTGTGTACCATTGTGTTCCCTGTGTGTTTGTTCCGTTTGCTCCTAAACCTGAAGCACCAAAACCACCCAATGCACGAACGTACAATTTAGCTATCTTTTGAGATACATAAATTCTTAATCCTTCGTTTCCATAAAGTGAAGCTGGAATTAAATCTACTGTTCTTCCTATTTCGCCAATTACAGTTGTTGCGTCTAAAGTTGTTGTCAATGGGTTCTGTACGTCATTAACGTCAGAATCATTTAACATCAAAGTTTTAAATCCGTCAAACTCACCTGCTGTTGCGTTTGTTCCTGCCCAAATTGTAGTTTCAATTTTAGCTGCAACT